ACCTTGTTGTCGGAAGCCCACTGCCGGAACGCTATCTCGTTCAGCGGATCGAGCGGCGTGTTGTATGAGGCGCCGGCCCGGAACGGCGGTTGCGCGGAGCCCATCAGGGCGTCCCACATTTCTGCCATCAGAAGTATTCCGTCTCCTGCGGGCCATAACCAGGCGTTGCCGCCTTGATGACGCGGAGCCGATTGCGCAGCGCCAGCGCCATCTGCGGATTGCTTCTGGAGCCGTATTCTTCGGAAGCGGCGTCAGCGACGAGCTTGCAGAACGTCACGAAGATGTCCTCGTCGAGCTGGTCGGGGTCGGCGATGTAGATAGCGTCGGCGGCGAGCTCGGCGACGATGCTGTCGATGTAGCCGTCGATGTTATCGGCGTCTTCGCTGGACGGTCTGGCACCGACATCGCCGCCGGTCAGGATCGCCAGAACCTTGAACTGGATCTCGGCCCTGGTTTTCGACATTGGCTTGCCCTGTCAGCGGCGCCGGCGATGAGACTTCGGCTTGCTGTCGTCGTCGTCGGGTTCATCGATCGGCGGGTAGCTGTCATCGTGGCTCGGCGCCGGCTCGGCGGGTGGGGCATCGCTCTTGCCAGGCTGGAAGTGAGGATTGGCCTTGAGCTTGCCGATCAGATGTGCGTTGTCGGCGCTCTCCTCGATCTCCGTCGGCTTGCCGTCGAAGAAGGTGTGGCCGCCCATCTCGACCACTTTGCTGTCGCCCTTCGGCGCGTGGTAGGTCACCGTCACTGTCATTGATCGTCTCCTGCGTGAACGAAAACGGCTGCCGGCGTCAATCGGCAGCCGTTCCGATCGTTGCTCAGTTGTCGATGAAGCCGATCAAGTAGACGTCGAGGGTGCCGGCGACGTTGCCGGCGGCCTGGGTGCCGATCGTGACGATCACCTCGGTCTCGACGGTCGGCTTGAACAGCAGGCCGGCCGCGGCGAGCGTGACATTGGTCGCGGCCGCAACGCCCGTAGTCACGAAGATGTTGGCGTTGGCCAAGGTGCCGACGGTGAAGGCGAGACCGGCAGCGAACGCGCTCGAGACGCAAAGCACACCCGTGACGGTGAACCCCACCGGGATGGTGAAGGCGCCCACCGTGTTGCCGGTGACGTCGTCGGCGGTGCCGATGGTGACGCGGCGGCCGATGGTCTTGACGGTGCGGGCAAAGCCCTGACCACCAATTTGAGGCTGGTTCCAGTCTTTACGATATGCCATTTGAGGTTCCTCAGTTGTCGATGAAGCCGATGAGATACAGATCGATCGTGCCGGCCGGAGCGGCAGAGCCGCCCGTGCCGATGCCGATCTGCACCTCGGTTTCCGTCGTGTTCTTGAACAGCAGGCCGGTCGCCGCCAGTGCTGTCACCGTGCCGCCCGCTGCGGCAATGGTCGACGCCGCAAGGTAACGGTTGATGGTGCTGTCGCCGACGTTGATGACGGCTCCGGTGCCGAGCGCGGTGGCAACCACCAGGATGCCGGTGACGACGAAGCCCGCGGGGACGGTGAACGCGCCGATGGCGTTGCCCGAGACGTTGTCGGTCGCCGAGATAGCAACGCGACGGCCGAGCGTTTTCACCGTGCGGGCGAAGCCCTGGCCGCCGGCCTGAGGCTGCGTCCAGTCCTTACGATAGGTCATGCGATTTCTCCTGACATGACGTTGTGCAGCTCACGAACAACAAGAAGAAAGAGGCGGGCGCCTGAGCCCGCCTCAGTCGGGATGCTTCGTTTAGGCGTTCGGCGGCGCGGCGACGAAGCCCGTCACCATGCCCCAATCGACCAGGTCGCCGGTGGTGGCGCCGACCACCGAGATCGGCGCCTTGGCAATCTTGGCAACACCGTACTGGCACTCGATGCCCATGCCGGTGATGAAGTCGTAGTCGCCGTCCTCGAGCTGGGTCGGCCGCGGCATCTGGCCGACGGCGTAGGCCAGCGCGCCCTGGCCCAGCATGAACACCGGCTCGACGTCCACCGGGCCCGCGCCTGCGCCTTTCAGCAACAAACGCTGGGTGATCTCGGGGATCTCGAGGTAGTAGATGCCGTCGTAGACCAGCCCGCCACCGGTAAAGATCGGGTTGTTGGTGGTCGGCGAGCTCTCGCGCTCTCTCGCATCGCGGTTGGCCTGATACATAATGGGATCAGACTTCAGATCGCGCATCGCGCGCGAGCCCACCAACGCCAAGTACCATTCCTGGTCGGTTTTCTTGAGCTGGAACGGGTTGATCTTGGGCCGGCCGTTGTAGGCGCCGGGATTGGCCGGGTCGACGCCGGTCTGCTGCGCCTGCGATTTCATCAGCGAGCCGACGGCGGCCGACATCTTGTCGGTCGGGTTGTCGACGTTACCGATCGCGGTGGCGAACGTCGTGCTGTAGTTGCCGATCGCGGCACCGAACACGACGCGATCGTAGTTTGCCGCGGTCCAGGCGTTCTTTTGCGCGGTCGAGGCGAGCGACCACTTGACGCCGTTGACGCGGTTGCCGGGCGCGATCAGACGGTTGGCCTGGATCGCCGACGTCGGGATCGACGACAGCACATCGACCAGGTCGTCGCGGACCACGCGGCGCGCCCAGCCAGACAACAGGCTGCGCGCGGTCGAGCGCACCGAGAACGAGCTCTCCTTGTCGACGGCGCGGTTGTTGGCGACCGCGTTGCGGGCCCAGTCGGCCCACACCGGCATGCCGTAGCTGTCGATCTGCTCCTCTGCGCCGCGCAGTGTACCGGCGCCGACGCCGAGGCCGCTCAGTTGCGTGACGAGGGGAACGCGGATCTCCTTGCCGTCCGCGGCAAGGTCTTTCATCCGCACGATCGGGTAGGTGCTGTCGGCCCCCATGTAGGGGTCGAGCCGCGAGGCGCGCAGGAAGTCGTAGGTGACGTCCCTGCGAAATTTTACCAGTTCATTGTTGGGGTGGTTCTGGGTGAGGGCCATCTGGCCGTCCTTTCAAGGTGAAGGACCCGGCCGGCCTCGCGCCCAACAAAAAACCCGCCGAGCGGCGGGCGTTCAGCAGGCAGACGAGGAGCAGCTCAGGTCATGGTTTGGTCCCAGAGGGCGTCGTCAGGCATATCCTCCTGCACGGCGGCCCTCAGTTGCGCGTTCGAACGGCTGATGCCGTTCAGTGATGGCGGCAGCGACACGTTGGGACGACCACCGACTGCGGAGGCGGCACTCTTCGACCAGTGATCCATCGCAGCCTTCCTAAATTCCGGGTTTTCGAGAGCCTCTTTCAACGCCTCGTCTTTTAGTTTTTTGTTGTAGGCGTTGAGGTCATTGCCGACCGTGGCTTCCCTGACCTTCTCGCGGAACCAGCCGATCAGGGTCTCGCCAGGATCCGACGACTGCTGCATGCGAGCCCGCAACACGGGATCGACAAGCTGGCGCGCCGCCGAATAAGCCTGATCGAACTCCTGACCGTAGATCCGCCGCGCAAACTGCAGACTGTGCTCGCGACGCTCGGCGACCAGACGCTCCTCAAAGCGCCGCTCGATGAAGTCGCGATAGCCCTTGGGATCGATGATCGGATCGGGCTCGGGCTCGGCCTTCGCCGCGGCAGGCTGCTGAAGCTGCGCCAACTGGCGAAGCATCTCCTGCTGCTGGAAGGCAAAGCGATCCCGCTCCGCTCGCAGAACATCACGCTCGGCTTGCGCCGCGCGCCGCTCCTCATTGATCTCGCGGACCCGCCACGATGGCACCAGGGGCGCGTCGTCGTCGACCGGCGGCCGATCGGTCGGTGGACCGTCTGCCGGGGTCGCGGCTTGCGCTTCTGCTGCTGGCGTGGCCGGCTGCTCGGCCGGCGCCGCGGGCGCCTCGACGGCTGCGGCACGCTCTGCCGCCGGCGTCTCGGTGCTCACTGCGTTGTCGAACAGGTCGTTGTCAGTCTGCTGTTGGTCCTCGATTGCCGTCATAGGTGCTCGTCCTCACTTTGCCGGTGTCTCGTCGCGGCGACGCTGCCGTCTCTCGCTCAGGCGTGCGTTGAGCCAATCTCGCCGGCTCGTGCGTAAACTTGAACTTGCGCAGTCGTTTCGACAGCGCGCGTATTTGCGGATTGAGCTGCAGCCAAAGATCGCGATTGCCTGACTGCAGCGCGGTGTCCCTGGTGCGCACGAGCTCCATCAACGCCCGCTTGTCGGCGCGATAGAGGGCGTGATTGAACGGCATTAGTCGGCCTCGGCCGTCGCATCGTTGTCGTTGCGCTCGGCCATCTGCCGCATCTGCGCGTCGTGCGCGGCCTGATTGAGCTGCATCTGATTGGTGGCCTGCATCCGCGCGATCTCGATCTCGGCGGTGGCCTGCATCCGCGCGATCATCGCGTCGTTCTGCGCTGCCATGCGATCGAGCATCATTTGCAGTTGCGCGTTCTGGCGCTGCTCGGCGGCGTCGCGCGCCGCCTCCTGCTCATCGAGCTGCTGCTGACGCTGCTTCAACGCCATGTCCTGCTGCTGCTGGGCCGCGTCGCGTGCCGCCTTCTGCGCATCGAGCCCGGCCTGCTGCTGGGCACTCTGGGCGTCGAGCTGTGCCTTGGCCTGCACCGCCATGAGCTGCGGGTTCGGCGGCAGCGGCTTGTTCTGCGCCATCTGGATCTTCTGCAGCATGGGCTTCTTGACGTCCGACGGCAGCGGCGCCAGCTCGATCGCGATTTCGGGGAACTGCGCCAGAAACTGCGGGCCGAGCGACTGCAGCGTCTGCATCGCGTCGCTCTGCATGTTCACGGTGTCGGGCCCCTCGTCGATGATGATGCTGACGTCGAGCGCACCCAGCGCATTGACGATCTGCGGCCGGTTATACTGGTCGAGCGTCATCTGGTTGACCTGGAAAAATTGCGCCACGTTCTGGTCATCAGTGACGCGGATCCAGCGCTGCGCCTTCCAGTAGCGCTGCACGATGTTCCAGCAGTCGCGGTAGACCCGGATCTTCCAGTTTTTGTAGGAGGTCAGGTATGGCCCGAGCTCGGCGATGCCGGCCTGTTGCAGCAATTGGATGGCGCGGCCGGAACTGTCCTCGAGGCCTTGGCCAATCATCGCCGGGTTCGGTCCGAAATTTTCGATCTCGTTCTTGGCTTCCTGCAGCAGCTCGAGCTGCCCCTTGAAATCGTTCGCGGTCGACTGGTCGGGCTCCATCTTCAGGCCCGGGTTGACCTCGATCCAGCCGTCGGAGCGAGCCCACTCCTTGCGGGCGCGCTCGAGGTCGGTGACGGCGCCCTTCTCGGAGACCACACGGCGGCTGTTCAGCAGATGCAGCGATTTCGATCGGCGGTGATTGATCTCGTCCTGCGGGCTGCGCAGGTTGCGGATCACGCCGTAGCGGTCGCCGTCGTGATCGACGTTGGCCGACCACATCCGATAGCGCGGAAACGTCCTGCCCTTCTCGTCGATGAACGGGCTCTTGCCCTGCATCAACAGCACCTGGCCAGCGTAAAGGCACCAGCGCCACTGCCCGTTGCTGATGTACCAGTGATCGATCAGCCGCACTTTCTTCGAAGTGCTGTTGCGCCAGTTTTTTTCACGATCGAACTCGGCGATCATCACCATGTCGGTGCCGCTCTCGATCATGTTGTTGATCTCGTCGGCCTTCTCGGGAACGATCTCCTTGACCTGTTCGGCGTCGCACCACTTGGCGACGCCCATGAAGCGCGCGTCGGTGAAGCCCTCGTCGTAGGAATGCGGGTCGTAGAAGAAGCCGTCGCCGTAGGCGATGTGCATCTCGAGCGACGGATCCTGCTGGTCGCCCTGCACCAGGTCGTACTCGATGCCGCAGATGCCATCGATCGCGCAGGCGCGGGCGATGCGCGATGACTTCGACGCCCAGTCGTTGCTGTCGAGCACGAAGCGCAGCGTCGCCGTGGCGACGTCGGCGCCGCGGTCGTGCGCCGGGGTGCGCGGGAATGCCTTGGGATCCTGGCGCAGCCGCTCGGTCCAGCCGACGATCGCGTCAATCTTGCGAACGATGCGGTTCGAGGTGACCACCGGCTGCTTGCGATCACGCAATTTCCGGATCTCTTCCTTAGTCCACTGGTCGCCGTGGTAGTAGTGCCGCGCCTCCATCAGCTCGCGGCTCTCGGCGTCCTTGGCGCCGGCATAGTCCTGGAACTGGCGGCGCAGCGCCACCAGGTCGAGGTAGTCGTTGGCGTCG